ATCAGGTATTATTCTTGATGACGAGACAGCTAAAAAAATGGCTACAAATATTTTAACAGTTCTTGCTAAAGGAGAAAACTGCACTATGTGTGAAGTAGGAGACGAGATAATGGTTAATCCAATGGCAGAAGCTATGAAGATGACTATTAACAAAATCCCATGTATTTTAGTAAGCGAGCACAATCTCCTTGGAAAATTTGATAACAACTAAATTTGCAACATCTTCTTATGAAGAATTATTCTCTTTAGTAGAAGAGTTTGAAACTAAGCTTACTACTTTTAGAGAGAATAATCCTAGTTGCACGTGGGATCTAAAAATATTTTTTGGAAAAGGCAGTCACGAAATAATATTAAAAGTATCATCAGATGAATATAACGATTAAAGCAGAAACAGCACTAAAAAGAATAAGTATTTGGAATGGAATATTTAATCTAACAAAAAAAGAGCTAGAGATATTAGCAGCTTTGATAGATGTACATAAAGAAGGAAGTATTGCATCTAATAGTAATAAAAAGCAAGCAGCCAGTATTGTAGGTATAGAAGATTACAATACTTTAAATAATTATATTAAAAGATTAAAAGATAAGAAAGCAATAATTTACAAAAGTAATAATTATAGCCTACATCCTTTATTAAAAGAAAACAGCTCAGATGTCAGAATACAAATTATCAAATAATAAAGCGTTCCCAATGTTTTGGGAAAATAAATATGGAGTAGAGTTTGATATTATTCAAGATGAGAACTGTGCAGCAATAATGATAATAGTTAGAAATTATGGAGAAGAAAAAGAAACAATTGCCTTCAGCATTGACGATGATAAAGACCTTCAGCAAGGAGCTGACATCTTATGTGGCAAAGGGTATGCCAAACGTTACACCGAAGCAGTATGAAGATAGAATAAATACATGTTTTAACTGCGAATTTTATCTACAAAAATTAAACAGGTGCGGTAAATGCGGATGTTTAGTAGAGCATAAAGCTAAATGGAAAACTACAGATTGCCCAGAAGGTAAATGGAAATCTCAAAAAGAAGAATGAAAAAAACTACTAAAGAGATAATACAAAAGCTAGCAACAAAATACAACCTTCCTTTATCTAAGGTAGAAGAAATAGTAATGTACCAATTTAAATATGTTTCTAATATTATGGAGGCAGGAAACTTTGATCAGATACGCATACCCTACTTTGGCAAGTTTTCTTCAAAAAAAGAAAGAAGAAATTATATAAATAACTTAAAAAATGGATCTAATAACAATAGATAATAACGTAGCTATACCTTCTGCATACACTTTAACTATTACAGAATTCAAAGAAATAGTAGATAGAGATAAATCTAAAGATAAGAATATAGCCACTAAAGAATTAGCTTACATATACTTTATGGTAGACCACAGATCTCCTTTTGCAGTTTATGGTAACCAGGAAAGATCAGGAGAAGTAATAGTAAACGTGTTTGGTCCAGAATCAGATTGGAAAGACGACTCTCTTATACAAGCAGCTTGCCACGTCTATAAAGAAATTACAGAAACGTCAGCAGTTAGACTATTAAAAGCTGCTAGGGAATCTGTTAGAAAATTACAAAATTATTTTGAGACAGTAGATTTGACTATGATGGATGATAATGGTAAGCCTATATTTCATGCTAAAGATTTAATTGCTAACCTAGCTAACATGGGCAAAGTAGTAAATGGTCTTACAGATTTAGAAGATCTAGTTAAAAAACAAGAACAAGAAGCAAATTCTAATAGAGGAGGAGTTGTAGTTAACAAATATAGTTCGTAGATTTGGGATATGGATTTTTTAGAAGATTTAGAAGCATATAATAGTTCAATGGAGAATGCTTATATGCTAGTTACTAAAAGAATGACATTAGATGATATTTATGAACTTATGGAAGATGGAAAAGTGAGTGAGTTTTATTTACCTTTTGATCCTTTAGATGGAGATGGTAGAGATGACAGCACAATTGATCTTTTAATAGAATATTTTATAAGCATAGAAGAATATGAAAAATGTCAGGAACTAGTAAACCTACGGGAAAAATTTTTAAGGGCTCAATAGACTTGTCCCCTGCAGCTAACCATTTTTTAAAACATGGTTATTACACTAATACCTTGCCTGGTACAAAGTCATACTATGACTATTGGGATACAGAAAGAAATAGGTGTTTATATGGATATGAAGTAAATGGTATTTCTATAACAGGATACCATTATTTTTATCTAAACTATTGTAGAATGGAAAGAGCTGTTGAAGAACTACAACCTGACGGATCTGTTTTAAATCGTAGAGAAAATAGCTTCCCATCTTTCTACGACGGAGACTACAAATATTTTCACGCAATAGATAAAGCTAGAAGAGAAAATAAACATATGTCTGTTTTAAAAGCACGACGTAAAGGATTTTCATATAAAGCTGCATCTATGTTAATACGTAATTACTATTTCCAAAGAGGCAGCAGAGGATATGTATTTGCTAGCCAAAAAGAATACTTGATTGGGGATGGGCTTTTATCTAAAGCTTGGGATATTATGTCTTTTGTAGATGATAACACTGCATGGACACAGCCTAGGCTTAGAGATAGAGAAATGAACAAGCAGGCGGGATATAGAAAAAATGTAAACGGAGCCTTGGTAGAATTAGGGATGAAATCACAGATTATAGGCGTATCATTAAAAGATGATCCCGACAAGGTTCGTGGTAAGGCAGGGGACCTGGTATTCTTTGAGGAGGCCGGGTCATTCCCTGGCCTATTAAAAGCATGGGAGGTTGCTATGCCAACAATGCGTCAAGGTAGTAAGACTTTAGGTACAATGGTAGCATTTGGTACAGGTGGTGCTGAAGGATCTGACTTTCACGCACTAGAAGAACTATTTTATAGTCCTGAAGCGTACGATTGTTTATCTTTTGAGAATGTGTGGGATGAAGGAGCGCAAGGTAGTAGATGTGGATATTTTGTGCCTATATATGAAAACCTAGACGGGTTTATAGATAAAGATGGTAACTCTTTTGTTAACCAAGCTAAAGAATATGAGCTAGAACAAAGAGATAAAAAGAAGTTAGCAGCAGACACTAAAACATATGATCAATATATAGCAGAGCATCCTTGGAATCCAGGCGAAGCAACTTTGCAAGTTACAGCTAACTTATTTGACATATCATCTTTACAAGCACAATACAATAATATAAAAGCTAATAACCTTACCTCTAATGCTATTCCAGGAAGATTGTATTACGGCAAAGAAAATAAAATAAAATTTAAACCAGATTATAGTTTAAAGCCAGCATTTAAGTTTCCACACAATAAAGCAGATAATAATGATGGTTGTATAACTATTTGGGAAAATCCTTATACAGATAAAACAGGAGTAACTCCTCACAACTTATATATTATTGGGCATGACCCTTACGGGCAAAATCAATCAGCAGACAGCACATCTTTAGGATCTGCGTATGTAATTAAAAGAGTAAACAATATATCTCAACCTGATGATATAATTGTAGCTAGCTATGTAGGACGACCTGCAACTCAAGACGAATTTAATCGTAATCTATTTATGTTAGCAGATTATTACAATGCAAAGATAGGATTTGAGAACGACAGGGGTGAGGTTATAGCATACGCAAAACGACATAGAAAACTACATAGATTACAACCAGAGTTTGAAATGCTAGATAAAAAACAGTTACAATCTCGTAAGGTTAGACGTAGTTATGGCATGCATATGACGCAGGCAAGGAAAGAGCAAGGTGAGATATATATAAGAGACTGGCTAAATTCATCTAGGGGGGTTGACGATGACCAAAAAGAATCGTTAAATTTGCATAAGATCTATGATCCTGCACTTTTACAAGAGTTAATAAAATTTAATCATAAAGGGAACTTTGACCGAGTCATGTCCCTAATGATTGCTATGTATCATTCAAGAGAATTATACAACGCAGAAATAAAAGATATTTATAACGACAGATCATCAGATTCATTTTTTGATAGACAATTATTTTAAGATATGTACGGATCTAATTCAGAAATACCAAAACAAAAATTAGCAGTTTCTAAAAAGACTGAAGCATGGAGAAAAGAATGTGTAGATGCATTTCTTGCTCTATCTAATATTAGCGGATATGGTAACCGCAGAAGTAAACTACAAAAATTATATGATTATTATAATGGCCATATAGAAGAGGAAGATTACAAATATGTAACAAAACCTTACGGAAAATCTCGTGCAAACTTTCCTTCTAAGTTACGTAACTATCCTATTATAAAACCCATCATAGATCTACTCCTGGGTGAAAAATCTAAAAGACCATTAAACTATAATGTTGTAGTTAAAAATGCGGATACTGTATCTCGTAAAGAAGAAGCTAAAAAAGCTGCCGTAGGACAAGCTATGCAGCAAAAGCTTATAAACATGTTAAATGCTCAAGGCATTGATACTGGACAGCCTTCTCAAGAAGTAGAGCTTCCAGAGCATGTAGCAAAACTATTTGATTCTACTTATGTAGATATGAGATCTATAATAGGTCAAAATGCTATGAACTACATTATGCAAGAGCAAGATGTATACGATAAGTTACAAAAAGCATGGTTTCATTTTTTAGTATCAGGAGAGTGCTACACGCACAGAGGAGTAAGAAATAATGATCCTTTTTATGAAGTATTAAACCCTATTGATGTAGACTATGATAAAGATCCAGATATAGATTATGTAGAAGACGCGGACTGGGCAATAGTAAGAAAATTTGCACACGCATCTACTGTAATAGATATGTATAGAGAGGAACTTACAGATAAGCAGATAGACATGCTAGAAAATCCTTCAGAGTTTACAAGAGACTCTCACATGACTCAGGGATATTCTTTATACGGACAAGAACAATATAGA